GGAGTGATAGTAACAATGCTACAGGTTTAGCAGAGTATCAATCAGGCGAGTTTATCGCATTAACACATGGTGGTTTAGGTGCCTCGTTATCAATAGGTAGTGCTGGTCAGGTTTTAAAAGTTAATTCTGGTGCTAGTGCTTTAGAGTTTGGTAACGTTGAGGCAGTTTTAAACATTGATAATATGACAGATGGTTCTGGCATAACTATCGCAGATGGAGATGACTTTGCCATTTCAGATGGTGGTACTGAGAAGAAAGTTAATGCTTCACAAATAGCAACATATGTACAAAGTGGTATATCAGGTGATATTACTATTTCAAGTGGTACAGCTGCTATTGCTTCAGGTGTAATTGTAAACGCAGACGTAAATGCTAGTGCCGCTATTGACGCCACTAAAATACATGATGGTACTATATCTAACACTGAGTATGGTCATTTAAATGGTGTATCAAGTAATATTCAGACACAATTAGACGCAAAAACAACGCCAGCATTTGCTATCGCACAAGCCATTGCTCTCGGTTAATAGATAAATATTAATAAAGGATTTTAAATGGCAACACCATCGAGCAGAGCGAATCTAAAAGAATATGCTTTAAGAGCATTAGGTAAACCTGTCATAGAAATAAATGTTGATGATGACCAGTTAGAAGATAGACTGGATGAGGCATTACAATATTATGCTCAATATCACTATGATGGTATAAGAAGAACATATCTAAAATATAAATTAACAGCAGCTGATAAAACTCGTTTATCTGCTTTAAATCCTGTAGAAGAATCAGCAACAGATAGTGTTTCAGGTAATACAACAACTTGGAATGAAGATAACAATTATCTTGTAGTTCCTGAATCAGTTATTTCAGTAATTAATATTTTTCCTTTTTCTGATAAAGGTAATTTAAATTTATTTGATGTTAGGTATCAACTTAGATTAAATGACCTGTATGACTTTTCATCAACAAGTGTTATTAACTATGACATAGTTTTAAGACACTTAGATTTCTTAGATCATATTTTAGTAGGTGAAAAACCAATAAGATTTAATCAACATGATAATAGATTATATATTGATATGGATTGGTCAAACGATTTACAAACAGATGAGTATATTGTTATAGAGTGTTATAGAAAATTAGATCCGTCTGTTTATACAGATGTTTTTAATGACATATATTTAAAAAGATATACAACTGCTTTATTTAAAAAACAGTGGGGTGCTAACTTATCTAAATTTAATGGTGTAACTATGATAGGTGGTGTAAGTCTAAATGGTCAACAAATTTATACAGAAGCATTACAAGACATAGATAAACTAGAGCAAGAAATTAGAAGTACATATGAATTAAACCCAACTTTGATGATGGGATAATGACATGCCAGTTAATCATTACTTTCAAGGTGGAGACGGCATAGGCTCAGCCGCTGAAAAAAAACTTTATGAAAATCTTATCATAGAGGGTCTTAAAATATACGGACATGACGTATATTATTTACCAAGAACATTAGTTAATAAAGATTTAATTTTAGGCGAAGACGTTGCGTCTAAATTTAACTCTGCTTATTTAGCAGAAATGTATATGGAATCTACAGCAGGTTTTGCTGGTGAACAAGAAATAATTAATAAATTTGGTTTAGAGATTAGAGAAGATACAACTTTTTGTGTATCGAAAAGAAGATGGAATGATTTAGTTGATGATCCTGCCACACTAATTAAATCTGGTAGACCTAACGAAGGAGATATTATATATTTTCCTTTAATGAACAGTTACTTTGAGATACAGTTTGTTGAAGATCAGGAGCCATTCTTTCAATTAGGTAATTTACCTATTTACAAATTAAGAGTTACACGTTGGGAATACAGTTCAGAAAGATTAGATACAGGCGTTTCTAGTATTGACGCTGCTGAAGATAAGTATTCTTTAGATCAACTTGCTCATCAAATGAGTTTAGAAAATGAAGATGGTTCATTATTATTAGAAAACGATAGTTCTTCAGGCGATAGTAACTATCTATTATTAGAAACATATAACTTACAAACACAATCGCCATATGCTAGTAACAACGACCTAGACAGTCAAGCAGGTTTTGATACGTCATCTACAGCAGATGATATACTTGACTTTACAGAAAGAAATCCATTCGGAGAGGTTGACTTTTAATGTTTGGAACATATTTTTATAACGAGAGTATGAGAAGAATGACCATAGGTTTTGGTCAAATCTTTAACAATGTACAAATAAAAAGAAAAGATAGTAATGGTAATGTTGTTCAATCAATTAGAGTACCGTTAGCTTATGGTCCTAAAGAAAAGTTTTTAGTTAGATTAGATCAACAAGCTAGTTTAAATAATAGAGAGTTTTCTATAACTTTACCTCGTATGGGATTTGATATATCAGGTATTAGTTATGACGCTACTAGAAAGTTAACTAGAACACAAAAATTTAAAAGAGTAAAAACAGATACAGAGGGTAAAATACTAGATTTTAATTATTCGCCTGTACCTTATAATATATCATATAACTTATATACATTTACAGCTAGTGCTGAAGCAGGACTACAAATTATTGAACAAATCTTACCTTTCTTTCAACCTGACTTTACTGTAACTGTAAATGTTATACCTGAATTGAACATTAAGAGAGACGTACCAGTTGTTTTAAATAGTGTTACTTATGAAGATAATTACACAGGCGATTTTACAAGTAGACGAGCAGTTATATATACTTTAAGTTTTACAGCTAAAATGTATCTTTATGGACCTAATACTACTCAGAAAGTTATTAAAACAGTTCAATCTGATTTATATTCAGATACAGACACAACAAATAAAGCAAGAGAACAAAGAATTACTGTAACACCTAATCCTACAAGTGCTGACGCAGATGATGATTTTGGGTTTACAACTACGGTTGACTTCTTTGAAGATAGTAAAAAATATAACGTGACAACAGATAGTGATGAATAATTATGTCAAAATTCGATTTAAATAAAGTAGAAGAAATACTAGGTATTGAAAGTAAACAACCAGTTGTTCAAAAAGAATTTAAACCTGCCGTGCCTAGAGTAGAAAATAAAAAAAATCCTGATGTAGATAACGATTACAAATACAGTAGAGAAAACTATTATAATCTTATTGAAAGAGGACAAGAGGCAATAGATGGTATATTAGATATTGCTAAAGAAGGTCAACATCCTAGAGCTTATGAAGTTGCTGGTCAATTAATAGGTCAAGTTGCCACAACAGTTGATAAATTACAAGATTTACAAAAAAAATTAAAAGATTTGAAAGAGTTGCCTAAAACAGCAAACGCAAATATAAAAAATGCTTTGTTTGTAGGATCAACAGCTGAATTACAGAAAATGTTAAAAAATGAAAATATTAAAAGCAAAAACATCACACCCGAAGAAACAAACGTTTCAGATAAGTAAATTATCATTTATCAATTATTACTTAGAACATAATACTGGTATTATAGACGATATATATAATACAGGTATGATGAATGATCCTATTGAAATAGAGAAAAGAGAAATGAGTAAAGTGCCTAGATTTGGTGCTTTAGGTGTAGAATATAAAGAAAAAGATTTAGTTGTACTAAAAGGTAGTCAAAGAATTACAACTGCCATAAAATTAGGATGTACACATATAGAAGGAGTGATAATAAATGATAAAACAGAAAGTGAAAAATTACAAGACGAGTTGGAGCCTATAAATGAATGATGTTGTTAGAGTAGCAAAAAAACAAGATGAGAAAGCCATAAAAGTTTTTGATAACTTTTTAGATCATAATGATAGAGATAGTTTAGAAAACGGATTATTTGATGAAACTTTTCCGTGGTATTACAATAAACATACAGTTTATCCTGATAACAAATATTTTAAATCAGATAATAAAAATTTATATGATAATGAGCAGTTAGTTCATGGTTTTACAATGTATCAAAAAATTAATTCTACTTATACTTATTTACCGTTATTAGTATGGAATAAATTTGTTAATACTACACAAAGAACAGATTATCAAGTATTAAGAATGAAAGCAAATTTAGCTTTTTTAAATAATAAAATGAGTAAAGATACTTATTCAATACCTCATATTGACTTAGATGAAGAACATCAAACTTTAATTTATTATGTAAATTATTGTGATGGTGATTTATATTTGTTTCAAAAAGATGATTCTGATAATGTTAAAAGAAGAATTGAAACTAGAAGAGGTAGATTAATTTGGTTAAAAGAACCAATACTACACGCTGCTGGTCATCCTAATTTATTTGATAAAAGATGTTCAGTAGTGATAAATTTTAAATGAACACACAAAAATTTATAGTCT